ATATCAGACAAAGTCCAGGAAAGAGAGGGTCTTGCCGCTTCATAGGGAGCTATGGTCCTTCTTTAAGGGTAAGTCGGAGGGGCTTTGCTTTCCTTACGAGGGCCGGATCATCCAGGAGGATACTGCGTCACGGAATTTTAAAACGATGATGACCAATGCCGGACTTGACGACGTGGGCCTCCATACACTGCGTCACACATTTGTATCTCATTGCCTCATGTCAGGTGTGTCAATGTGGGAGGTGAGCCGGTGGGCCGGACATTCCAGCTCGTATGTTACCGAACTATATGGCCACCTGGAGCCGGACCGGCGTGAGATCGACCGTTTGAACCTGTGATCAGCTAAAAGCAAAAACCTCTTGCTGTAGTCTGTTTGCTGCTATTTCGCAGTATTTCTCTTCCATCTCGATGCCGATGGCCTTGCGCCTTAATAGTTTGGCCGCTGTCAGAACTGTGCCTGTCCCCATGAAAACATCTAAGATGGTGTCGTTTACGCTGCTGCTGTGATTTATGATAGACTTGAGGAGCTGGTTGCCTTTTTGGTGTGGATGGGAGCTGGCTTTGTGTTTTATGTGGTCCATGTATTGGACATTTGAAAAACCTTTATTATTATATACCCCCCCCCATTCTCCAATACAACACATAGCTCGTATTGATTTCTAAAGCCATATCCTAATCCGATGTTGTTTTTTATTATTACCAGTAACATTCTAAGCGTATATATCACCTCTTTTTCGTTGTATTCATATATTTTGGGATATTGCCTCCAGTTTGTAAATAAGTACAAACATCTGCCCTTTTTTAATATACTTGTCAGTGATCTCATTGCTGTAAAGTTAATACTAACGCTCTCATTATTTGCGATGGTTTTGTTGTGCCTGCCGTAACCTACTCCATCGCCATACGGTGGGTCTGTTACGACCAGATCCACCGGATCAAGTTGAGGCATGATCTCCAGGCAGTCGCCGTGGTATATTGTGATGCCGTTGTGTTCGTAGTATGGTTTAATCATGGTTGTGTGTTTCTATGGGTTTAGTCGCTATTGTGGCCGCGTTTAGCTTGCTAGTCCGCCATTTGTCGTAGGTGATCAGAAGCCCGCCCATTGCAACTATCATCAGGATGAACTTTACGAGATCGGTCCTCCACTCATGGGACCACTTTTTCCTGTTATTGATATCTCCGATCGCTGTGGCAAGGGTCGCAATTCCATTTGTCAGGTCGTCGATTTTCCCGTTTTGATCATTCGATGTCTTTGTCAGATTGTCTATACTGGCGCCCTGGGCTTTCGTTCTATCAGCCCATCTGTCGATTTTCCCGTTCTGGGCAAGTTTATCATCCATCAAAAAAGAGATATCTCCGGAGCTTGAACACCCTTGAGGATCGCCGACGTGCTTTTTAAAATCGCCCTTTAATTCCTGGAAATCCTTAATGAGTATTTCCTGTGAGCTTGCCACTATACCGGCATCTTTGTCAATCCGGCCCACTGCCTCGTTTGTGCTGTTAATCTTTGAGAATAGGTCTCTGATAGTCTGCGAGAAAAACATTGTTATATCCCTCTTCGTCTAAGGTTAGCAACACTCTCATGCCCCCCGCGTTTTCCGGGCGGGCAGTTTCTTCCGGTATTTATCCGACTTCCTTCTCAAGTCCTGTATGAGCTGCGGCTTTTCTAAATTTTGCCATTTCGCCCTCGCTGGCTTCTGTTTTTATCATGTTGAGTGTTTTTGCCTTGCGGTTTCTGCTGCGTGCAAGTCCTATGATAGTCGCTATCAGGCCGGAGCCGCCTACTGCCCCACCGGCCACCTCTGTGATGGCGCTTGTGGTCCACTCAAACCCTGACTTTATGCCAGCCTCCACCATTGGCCTGGTGGTATTACTGAGAACCTGATTTCCGACCATTGCCAAAGCTGACGGCTGGCCGGATCTGTGAGCACGCTTTCCCTCTTTGTCGATCGCTTTTAAAGCCAGCTTTTTGAGGGCATCATTTTCGATCGGTTTGCCGTCGGCATCCTTTATCATAAAGGCAATGGTCTTGAGCTGCTCCTTGTTCACGTTTTCGTTGAAAGTAAGCTCCCTCTGTTTCGGCCTCGGATCAGGTCCTGGCACAAGCGCCCCCGCTATCATGTTGGATATACACCCACCATTTAGGAATAACGCCATAATTACCATACACAATATAAAATTTCTTTTCTTCATTCCTTCTCCTTAAAATAATATAATCAATTAGACCCCTGTAGCAAAATCAACAATATCTGCTGCTGTTATATTTGCGGCATTGGCATCAATATCAATCAACGTGCCTGCATTCCCTAAATCCTCACCTAAGTTTGAGCTATTCTCTCCATGATTCCAATAGTGCATGAGGTTTGCTGTTTGGGTGTAGTTGCCACTGGTATTTCTCAAGTCTAGTTTGTAACCATTCCCGCTGTCATACATTGCAGTTACCGCAGCAGCAGGGAGTTCAGTATTAAACAAATCAGTGCTGTGCATCGTTCCTGTCCATAATGCCGCAATGGCGGGGTTTGTCCCTACATACACGGCCCTTGATGTATCGGTCATTGTACCCGTACTATCGACTGTCTCTGTTATATCCCCTGCACCAACCGCAGAGCCATTTATATAAAACGTAAGGGTTGTATTGCCTGTCCAAGTCACACCGATGTGCATCAATGCTGTGATATCAGCACTGAAAGGGCTGTTTGTTGTAATCCACTGCTTTACTTCTGTGCCCGAAGAATCAAACATCTGGATTAAAAATTCACTGCCAAACCTAGCAATATAAAATCTGTTATTAGAATCGCTCGTACTTTTAAAGGTAGTTATTCTGACATTGCCCGTGACCGTAGGTGTTGCGCACCAAACAAACAGCGACCAATCATCTATAATACCTAGTGCTGTGTTTGTTGTGTTTGCCAGGTATTCATCCGTTCCGTTTAAATGGAGTGCGTTTGTATGAAAGTCAGCAACGCCACCAGCTCCCGCCGCCCCCATCATTACCCGATGAGGAGTCAGGCATCTTATATGTTTGTTATAAGCGATCATTCTGCTTATAGCTGGCGGAGAGGCCAGTGAGTCGGCAATGGTGTTGTCAGGTATCCATAATCTTTTATTAGGTACGTAAATATCCATAGTTTTATATAGTCGGCCAGGTGTAGGAAAGATCCTTCACCTTTTGCGGTGTGTTGGCCGCTGCCAGCTTTGTCTTGATTGTTGTTTTAAAGTAATTTGTCAGTGTGGCGATATCTGCGTCTCTCGCGGTATCCATACTGGCCTCTTCCGCCGCTGTCATAAACTTGCGGGAAAGCTCGTCCGTCTCGTCATACTTCGCCGCGATTATCGCCTTGCCCTCTTGTTTGATATGTTTTTTCTTTGCCTTCTTTGCACCGGCCAGCGGCTTATCCGTCACTGTATAGTCAAGTACCGCATGATCCGAGTTTTCTGTAATTACCGGACCGGTGCGGATCTGGATCTCCGGATCATAGTCCTCGTTATTTACGACAGTCACCGGCAGAAAGCCTTCCGCAATTAAAGCCGCAGGATCTGACTGCTCCCAGTGTTTAAAGCCAGAGACGCTCCTGCCGTTTTTCAGCTTCCATACTTCTGGTAATCTGTTGAGTATTTTTCCGCCTTTTATATATTGCAATTATCTCTCCTTATGCAAAGTCCTGTCCGCCAGTAAAACCCCACCATGTGGTCCCGTTGTCGGTTGTAAGAAATGTAAATATGTCAACATCGTTTGCTCCGGATGATATAGTCGGCGCTGTGCCATTTGTCGGCCAGTCTACGCTCGACGGCCATGCGACAGTCCGCGATCCCGTGCCATCCTGTTTTTGTATCAAAGTGAATGATCCGGCAATATTATCCCCAGGTGGATTGCTGAATGTATAGGTACAATTTGCAGTCAGTGTCAACTCGTACACATCTGCATTCTCCTTGTTTATCGTATACGTCGCCCCTGTGTTCGCCTCCACCAGCGTCTCTGCTGTGTCTTTGAGCTGTGCCTTCGACACTTCTTTGTCGTTACAGTCCAGCGCAGCGCCCAGCTTATCAAGGCCGATATTGAGAAACGGCCTGATATTGCGGCCCATGATATAGCTGTTTGTAGAGTCGTCGGTGTTCTTGATACTGGTAGATCCAACACGGTGATAGATAAGTGCGATCGGGATCTTGTCTACCGGTGACGGCATGGTGGGCTGTACCGGGCTGGCATTCTCTGCCCCGGCTGTAATGCCCAGGGCGTCAGTGCCCATATCATAATAAAGCAAGTCGATTTTCGGATTTGCTGACGGTGCGGTAAATGTACCGCTGGCCGTGGTGGTCACGTCCAGGCTGCCGTCCAGGCTAAACTCTGTATAGACACCGTTTTTTGTGAATCTGGCGCCATACACGTCCATAGTCATACCCGGCGTAGAAGTCTCCTCTACATGGAACGGCTCAAAGTCCATACTGTGCAGAGACCTGTGTGTCTTTGATATATTAGTTTTTGACAGGTTCGCTGCCGTGTCTGGTAATATCGAGTTGAGATATCCTTCTTGTTCTGTCATCTATAAAGCCTCCTTTTTAAACAATTCCTGACACCGCCAGCGCGAAATCGGTATAGTTAATAGTGGATACTGCCGTGTTATCACTCGTAAACTTAAAGCGGAACTTGAAATATCTTCCGGTGTATGTATTGCCGGAAGTGAAAGACTCATATCCGTTGTAAGTAATGTCGTCATCCGACCTGTTTATCTCGATAGAGCTTGTCACCGTACCGGCCAGGACCGTTGTCAGCGTCAGGTTAAACCTGCCAGTGGCGATCTGCCCTATGTCAAACGCTGTGGTCGTAAAGCTGGCCTCAGCTCCCAACACCGGAAAACCCCAGACCGCGTTCTCAAGGTCCGTCGCATCGTCCCACTGCTGACTGGTGTCTATCGTGATAGATGGGACCGTGCGGGAATTACTGGAGGCGTCTGTTATATACTCAACCACCGCATTTGTCAGGTTCTCGGCTACGTTGAAAAGCTTCTCATTGAAATCCAGTGTCTCATTTAACACATACCCGGTCGCCCTATACCTCACAGTCCCTGTGGCCAGTGATCCGGTAGTTATATCCGTCGCCTTTATGGTAAAACCGGTTACGGCCTCGCTAAACGATTTAGGGTGCAGATACTTAGTGTCGTCCGCATCGAACAGCTCCAGTGTGCCGTTGGTTATAGACGGCGCCACTGCGAATGGCGTGGCGTATGTTATGGCCAGCCCTGTGCTGGCGTTGGTTATCGTTACAATCCCGGTCTCCACCTTGTCTATCACATCGAATACAGTGCTCAGGCTATATACGTTTAACTTGCCGGTGCTTACATTACTCGGCGTAAAGGAGACCTTGAACTTGTAATATCTGCATGTGTAGTTACCAGTCGTAAAGACCTGCCACCCGTTCCATGATGTCAGGGTGTCTGCCGTGTTAATCTCTATCACGAAATCAACATTACCCACCAATACCGTGCCCATAGTAAGCTCTATTTTGCCCGTGGCCACTCCTCCCAGGTCGAATGCTGCTGTGGTGAAATCCGCCGCTGCTGATAAAACAGGAAAATCCCACAATACCCCGTCCAGGTCAGTGGTATCGTCCCACTGCTGCGTGGTGTCGTTTGTAAATGTTGGTATGGTCCGTGAGTTAAATCCGGAGACAGGTATATACTCAATGGCGATATTATTCCTGTCAGTGATATCGTTGATCATGTCTATAGCACTACTGCTGAAAGCGATGTTTGTGGTCAGGCCCTCTACGTCGATACTGTAAGAGGTCTCTGTGGATACATTGCCTGAGTTGTCTACAGCCACGATCCAGAAAGTCTTTGTCCCGTTAGTTGCAGCCGTCTCAATATACTCAATCCCGCCCAGATAATCCTCTGTCACCGGGATAGATGTGGCGAATATCGCCCCCGATGATATCTTGTACCCGAACAGATCCGCGTCCGTTATCGCGTTCCATTTAAATCTCAGATTGTCTCCCTCTTGTACAACCGTGAACCCTGTCACTGCTGACGGCGCCGCGTCCTTACCCACTATGGTGATGGTATTTGATTCCGCTCCGTCTGAGAGGATATTCCTGATATTCTCAGTCTGCACCTTTATCGTGTACGACTTACCCACCTCAGCGCTTATGCCGAGATCAAACAGGACGTCCAGTTTCGATATGTATTTCACGAATTCATACGCGCCGGCATCTTCCTTTACCAGTACCCGGTACCGCACGAGGTTGAGTGTCTGATTAGGCGGCGCAAAGGTCCCGTTTATCTTGACAAACCACGTTCCGTCCTGGTTACTAAAGCCGCCGGTCTCTGTGATAACAAGATCTGTGACGTCATCGGTGGCCGTGTTCTGATTGACCACTTTGACGTAGTCCAGTGTTACCGGGTCAACTTCGAGGTTGTCATTGAATATCGTAGAATTATACGCCTTTACCGTGATCTCAATGGTGTGGTCGGGGTACTCTACTACCCGCTCCACGGTGAACTCATACCACGTTGCCCCGTCACCGAGAATCGGATGCTTGATCCTTATCACGTCCCCTCGCTCACGCGGAACACTGTCGATATCCGTCCTGAACTTGCCCCCGTACCAGTTCACCTTGATGTCGTTAGCCTCCTGGGTCAGCATCCTTATCGCCTGCGACTGTCTGGAAATAGCCTTGTATGTTATCTCTCTCAATACTACCCCTCGCGGGTTGACCTGCTGGTCTGAATAGTCGTCTATAACCGGCGTGCGTGTCCAGGCGTCGTTGCCCTCTTCGGTGGGGTCTTTGTAGATCCCGATCAGACGGTTCGGCTGCTCCTGGCTGGAAAAGGTGGAGTATGAAAATGATCCCGGTAGTATTGAGCCGACCAGTTTACCCGGCTCGTAATCCCGCACAGGGCTTTCCGCTTTTTTTACCTTCAGTTTTATCACTCTGCCATCATGAGTAAAGTAGCCGCCAAATGACTTATTTATTTCATCCAGCACGTCCATCCACGGTTTGAAACTGTCCAGTGTAAATGTTATCCTTGCCCTCGGTTCCGTGCCACCTGTACCGTTATCCACCATTACTTCAGCCCAGTCGTAGACTACGCCGAATGACGCATCATTAATCTCTGCTGTAGACTTCCCGGCGCCGCCCCGGTCCTTGTCAAGTAGCAGATATTCCCGTATTACCGCAGCGGGATTGCCTGACGCTGCTGCCGCAAGCGTCGTCCAGTCAGCCCCGTTCCACCTTGCGACTTTCCTCCCCTTTGCCACATTGACCGTGACCAGAGGGTCTCCTGACAAGCCTGTCCCGACAGGGACCTGTTGCGCCGGGTGATTTGCTAGATAATTTCGTATCCAGTTTTCTCTGTAATCTTTATCGCCGGGGCTTCCCGCCGCTATCCATGCCGCGTGTCCTTGCGACCATGTCGCCGCTGGCACAGTTGTCGTCGTCATGGAGTCCATCGTGGTCGCGACATACGCTGTATCCCTCAGTCCTCCTATCTTATTCAACGAGTCGATATACCTGGAGTCTACTCCTTGTGTCGGGGTCCCATGATATATCGTGTGCGATATTCCTTCGGCGTTGCTTTCCCCGTCTACTTCAAAACCGTTTACCAGTTCAAGCTCTCCGGCTGCTATCTCCAGCAGCCGTGCCTGGACCTGTCCCTGTCCGGAACTCCAGAGCATATTCGTTGCTACTCTTAACCCGTCTTCTGTCCAAATCAGCGGAGATGGTAGCTGGTTTGAGTGTGTGTTGCTAAACGCGGCAAATTCGTATTGCGGCGACGCCGCAGCAGATACCGCCGACAGGGGGTCGTCTGCCCGTCTGATTGGAACAAATATACTGGTTACAAGCTTTATAGCACCACCAATATAAAAGAACGGATTGAAATATTTGAAAAAACTCACTTACATTTATCCCTTTTTAAAATCCCAAATCTAAAATTTGTAATTTGTAAACCTGTTTATGGATTTAGAGTCCTTACTACTGTATTTTTTCCCCTAAAGTTTGCCATGTTCCCGTTTCCGCCTACCTCTGTAAACCTTGTCCGGCACATATCCAGTGTACGGTTGCAGTCACGCAATACCTTTACCGTGTCGTCCTCTGCCGGTATGTTCGGCAATGGAAAGTCCAGCGTGAATTCCTTGTCTGCCTGAACCCATCCAATAACCTTTCTTACGATTCCGTCATTTGCGCCTGACGTAAACTCGATTTTTCCTATCTTCCAGTAGTCGTCCGCCTGCGCCATAGTCTTTACCTTGACCACGCTGGTCGTTGATCCGGCGTCCACGTTGTCTGTAGCCTCCTGTGTGAGAGTCGAGACGCTTACGCTCTGCGCACATCGAGAGTTTGCGAATACTGATATCGGGCAGACACGGTCTACGGCCACGCCTGACTGGAAACCGGCATACCCCAGCTTTGATACTACCCTTATCTGGCATATAGCCTCGCCTATAAACACATGGTCGGTCACTCCGTCGAATTTAGTTACAGCGTGTGTGGGTGAGCCGAGCAGGTCGTAAAATATCTGTCGTATCAGGAACCGTTTGTATTTCATATAGTTCGGACGCTGCCAGAAAAATGCCTGGAACCTGTCGTCCACATTGTCAAACTGCAACGTTACCGAGTCCTGCCTCAGCCCCGGATTGTGCGTAATCTGCGAGCGCGACAAACGCCCTGCTGCATACGTCTGAGCGTTGTCGTCGACGTCAAAGAAATCCACATTGCGGTCATATATGGCGTAGTGGAGGGTATCGGTATCATCAATCACCTGAGAGCCGAGGAAATAGTCTATTATCTCTACCGGTTTATTCTGCGCCGCCTGCGCCTTTGCGTCAAATTCTGAGGTTGTGATCCTGGACATTTTTGATTACCTGGTTATATTTTTTTTCTTCTTGTCCTCGGCGCTTTCCAGTCCGGGGAGCGAGCTTTGCGGCTTTGCGAGAAACTGTTTTTATATAGATTCCCTTGCCAGCTCTTTGAAAGAGTAGTTTGTTGATAAATACTGGTAAGATATGAGGGCGTCTTTCAGGTTGCTGTTAAATCGACAAATCCTGTAAACGTCGATATCTACCGTCAAAACCGTGCCGTTACCTGGTGCTGAATCATAAGTGACCTTGCTCGTCTTTGAACCGTCAGTGTTTGAGAAAGTCGCACCCACCGGCGAGCCATCCACATACGCCTGGTTACGTGTTCCGGTGCCTGTGTATACCCGGCGATAATAATCGGTGTTATCAAGATCGAACTCAACCGTCGAGCCGTCACCTGTACCCACACTGAGGGCCTCAATGAGCCTGTCGTGATTTACCGGCGGAAGGAAAGAGAAAGAGTCGTATCTGCCGCCGCGTGCAAGGTAAAAGGCGTCAATCAGTTTCTGCTCCGCCACTGTCAACACCTTGACGCTAAGGTCCCAGGACCTGAGCTGTAAGCCGCTTATCTGCTTACGCCTTTCGAGGTTGCCCGCGATAGGTGTGATAAGCACATCATCATCCACCTCGCGCTGCACTGCATAAGAGGGATCTACCGGAAATATATCTGTTACGCTCATAATATTAATTTAAGGATTAACTTTTACCAGTACGTTATAATCCAAGATCACCACGTCCATTACCTGCTATTGCCTGGCGGATGGCGTTCTCGTACACCTCAAGGTTTTCCGGGCGGCTTGCGAACTCAACCCCTGATTGAGTATCTATGGCCGTCAGGTTAATTGTTGCTAGTACCGTGATATTTCCGCCACTTCCTCCGCTTTGAAAATCGGTAAAATCTCCGCCGTTTATACGGTTGAGTCTGTCCACACCTAGTGATTTCGTGACGCCTTCGTTTAATACAAATTCCTTCTTTTTTAGCTTTGCAAGTGTTTCATCGCCTGCCAGGCCACCTGTGTGCAGCGTCAATATCTTCTGAGTCGGCAAGCTACCTGGCTGGCCGCCACCGTGTGGCCTCTTTCCAAACAGGCCGCCGAGTAACCCTGAGAAAAAGCCGCCGCCTCCACCGCCAATACCACCAGTTAGCACACTGGTGAGGTACTTGATCGCCCTGTCCGCTGCGAGTTCTGCCAGTTTGCGTTTGATCACACCTACAACATTGACAACTAAGTTCTGTACATTAGACCAGCCCTGGTTCATGTTCATGAAAAACTCTGTAAAAGGTCCTCTCATGCGCGTGAGCACGTCACGGGTGCCGGTTTCCAGTCTGTTCATTTCGTCTACGCCTTTGCTGGCCATAGTCTCAAATCGTTTGTTATTCGCGAGGACCATGTTCTGTGTCTCAGTGTCCAGCGTGTCAAATACGTCTGTGAGATCTGGCGCCACCTGGCCGCTCCATACCTCCGCGAGTCTTTTCCCGGTAAGCTGCCCGGAGTTCTCGATCGTCTGGAAATTCTTGAGCGCGTTGAGAGCTGCTTCCTTCATCTGGGCGTCGGTGACAATCTTGAAATCGTTCATCGCCTTACGCCACTCCTCCACGCTCTTTTTGCCTTCGGCTTTAGCCTTGCCGGACGTAACAGGTAAAGGGGAAACTGGTGAGGCTGGTGAGTCGTCGAAGTTAGTGGCTTTAGAAGACCCAAGAGCCTTTTTTATTTTTTTTCCACTATCAATAAACGACTGCACCAGCGTTTGATTGGCCTCCAGTGCCTTTTCGGATTCGATAGCTATGTTTGTGTAATGGTCAACTATTGCCTCTTGTCCGGAGGTGTCGATCTTTCCGATCTTGATTCCTGGTATCTTATTAACTGCATTGATGACTTTATTAACGCCTTGCAACATAAGCAACACCGCTCTGGAGTTGGCCTCGACAGCGAGGTTCCAGATTACCGGGAACGTTTTTATCGCTGCCTCGATCCCTAACGCCGCCAGGAGAATCGGCCCCATGCTCGTGCTCAATAATAACGCCGCAGCGGCGGCCAGCTTTAACCCAATGGGTAATTGAAAAATAAATTTACCCACAGAGGCAATGTCCTGGATTAACACCTTGAAAACACTCGCGAGGCTTGCTGATACTGCTTTTACCTTCTCAATATACTCAGGGACCTTCTGCTTGATTAAATCTGTATTATTTGCAAGCCACTCTTTGAGGTTGTTATTGATAGCGCCCAGCTGCTGTTTTAAGGCGCCAAATACACCCGCGTCGGCGACCTGTCTCTCTATCTCTGTTATATAACTCTTGAACGATGCTTTCAGGCCCTGCCAGGCAGTCATTCCGGCCCGTGCAGCACCGCCGAACTGGTCCCGCATTCCCGCCATCAACGCATCTATCACCTTGTCGACTTCAATGTTCTGTTTCTGTAGCTCTTCAACGGTCAGCCCGAACGTATCCTGCAGGATCTTCCTGGAGTTGATACCTACCTCAGAGAGCTGGTTCAACTCTTCTGCTGATACCTTGCCCAGTGCTGCCATCTGACCCAGCGCTCTGGCAATCCTCGGCATGGCGTCCTCACCGAAGATAGTGGCAACGTCAACAAGTGTCTCCATCTTCTCGATAGTCGGGTCCAGGCCAAATGCCTGCATTAATGCAAAAGTATCAACTGCCTTTTTTGTATCCACTGGCATGTCAAGCGCCCATTTGTTTATCCTCTCAAGCGTCTCTGCGCCCTTGCCCTTTGTCAGAGCGTTGAGTTTAAGCTCTAACTGCTCAAAGGATGCAGCGGTCTCAATAACTGATCCGGAGACCTTCTTTAATATTAACCCGGTAGCAGCTACAGCAATGGCGGCCTTGAGGCCGACAAAACTCCCTTTAAGCTTCGAGAGAGATCTGTCCACGGACTGCGCCCTGGTCTTTACTTTATTGAACGCCGTGCCCAGGCTTTTAAGCTTCTGATTCGCGTCCGCGATCCCCTTCGCAATTATTTTTATCTCAACATTTTCAGACATAATTTAAATCCTTTTATCTGCTTTGATCTGTTTTTATCTGCGTCCTATTTCTTTGCTTTGCGCCCTTAGCGCCTTTGCGAGAAATATGTCTTTAATCCGGACACGTCTCGCAGATCCTCGGCAAGACACCGTCCCCGAAATACCTCTTGCACTCCTCAACGTC